TGTAGCTCTTTTTCTTCGATATCTTTTTTTAGTTCTTTGTTTTCTTTCTTAGCTTTGCGTAATAGTGCTTCTACTTCTTTTACTGTACTCATTTAGAAACCCCAGCTTTTTTCTCGTAGGTGCGTAAAGCTCCCATTCCCAAAAGTGCCATAACTAGAGGCATTAATGTACCCATATCTAATTCAGGTAAGGGTGCTGTCTCTAAACTAAATGTGGCTATAACAAACATAAGGAATTGTTTTAAAACATATTCCCAAAATATAGCTAAAGCACATGACATACCTATCAATGGTCGCCATGATCGTTGCAACATACCTGATAAACCACCAGCTACAGACTTCGCATCTGCTAAATTAATATCAGATTGTGCTTTATTTATCTGTGCTTCTATTTCTTTTAGTTTTATTTTTGCTTGTGCTTTTTCTTCTTCAGAAGTGTGCAAAGAATCTATTATCCCACCAACATTTTTTACAAGGTCGCCACCTAATAATTTACCTAACATTATATATTCCTCATTGTATCTGCCAGTTCGTTAGCTCTATTTGGGGTTTGTTTTGCCCATCTGCTATCTAACATTTCTTCACTGGCAGATTGATAATCACACTTATTTAAGTGGTATTGAAAGTTTTTAAACTTTAATAATCGTGGCAGTCCTAGTTGAAAAGCCATATTAATAACACAGCCAAAAGCGACAGGATCAATATTTTCTTCTTTCGTGAAAGTCCTTGCATCTTTAACAGCTTGATCGAAGTCTCTTTCGTAGAACTCCATAATCTTTGTATCATCATATTCTATTCCTTCCTGTAAGTCGTCTGAGGGTAGTACCAAGTGTCCAACACCAAATGTGGCGTTGCCCAAGTGATCTTTATAAACTTTATTAATTTTTCCTTCGTGTTTGATAATCTCTTGTTTTATTTTTTCGTACATTCTATTAGTTTCTCCAAATACCATTGAGCTTTTTTTAAATCTTCAATCCCATTTTTTTGCTTATGTCTCACAACATATTTAATGATGTTGCCTGAAAAATAATCGAGATTAAATTCACTAATAAAGTCAGAGACTTGTATCTTTGTACCTATGTAGTAAGGCGGATTTATTTTATCTACAGCTTTTTGTTCCATCTATTACCTCTTTTTAAAACCATTGGTATAAGTTGAGGAACTCCATTAATTATAATTAAAGTTCCTAAAACTGGTCTTTTAATGTTCACTCTTGAATAGGCAAAAGCTAAAGAGTCTTTATCAATTAAACACCCAATGGTTGCACCCCATCTAAGAGCTTCAGGAGAACTGAAGAATTTTAACTCATACCTAGAATGGTAGTGAGACTGGATATATCCAGAATAATTTAATGCTTGTGCTGATTTCAAACAATCAGCGTTCATGTTATGAGTAAAATAATAACTGCCGAACTTATCTTTAATTATTAATTTATCATGCCATTTCCATTTTTTAGGATTTACATTAAGTATATCTGCATAATCCTTTATGGCTTGTTTTGGAAACCCATAAGTTTTTCTTTTACGATAAACCATAGATCCATGATTAGAATGTAATAAATCCATAGTAGGAAATAATTTTTCTAATTTTTTTATATCTTTTCGTGCAAGTTCTAATTCTTTAGAAGAACTAGGTAAGTCAGGATCTGATTCATGATACGACAAAGCTGAGTAATCAATTTCATCGCCTAACATCACAACTCTATCAAATTTATATTTTTTATTTATTGCTTTTAAAAAAGATAAATGGTCTTGATGTGCAAAAGGATAATGGGTGTCACTTATACAAAGTATATTTGACATCTTCCTCCCTATATATTTGTCACCTCTTTTGTTGTGCAAAAGGTCGTTACATAAAAATTAGGAACAACCATTATTTTATTTGCAACTACAACAGCATCTACCTTACATTCTTGTAAAGTATTATACATCGCCTGTTGGTTTACTTGCGTAATACAAGTTTTATCAAGTGGTACAGTGGGTGACTGAATACATAACCACATGATTAAAAAAAACTTCATTAATCACCTATGAGATAGTTCTCTATCCATATTATTTTTTCTTTGATAACAGCTATGTCTTGTTGCATGGCTGATATAGAATCTGCTTTTGCTTCCACAGCTTCTAATCTTTCACTCCACATACCCCATGTCATCGCTAATGATGCAAGGATCACTAGGTAAGGCAATACTGTTTTGATATCAAAGTTCATTTAGACCACTCTACCTTAAACTCATTTCCTTTTTGATCTTGGATAGACATCGTTTGTTTTTCTGTTCCATAGATTTTAGGTGCTAGTTTACCAGCCTTAAAGTGAACATTTTTTTGTATAATCTCTAATAATTTAACCTTAGTCATATTTAACTTAGGATCTTTTTTTGCTTGTTCTAATAAGATATCTAAATCTTCTATCGTGTAGAGGACACTATCGTGTTTTGCTTGTAGGTATTGTTTGTTTAGCTTTTCGTCTTTGTTGATCCATTGTCTCAGTGTTGTCCAAGATACATCTAGTTCTTTGCAACATTCACGAATGGTTTGACCTCTCGCTAACATTTCAAATAAATCAGATAAAATAGACTGTTTGTATTTACTAGGTCTATTACCTTGTTTTCTTACTACTGCTGTTGTCATTATTTTACCTTTGCTGACATATTGTTTAGTGGATTGTTCAATGCCTTATTAATATTTAAGTTAAGGTTATCTTCGATGATTTTAATCTCATCAAATATTTCTCTTGTATCTTCTTTTTGTCTATCTTCTACATCATTGACTATTTCTGTAATGTGTCTGATGTCACCATTCATTTGACGCAAATCTGCTTTCATGTCTGTCTTTAAATCTTTTGCTACATCTGCAACGAGGGTAATCTCATCAAGGATCATATCTAGCTCTGATTTTAAGACTGCTAATTGTTCATCATAGTGTGATAGATCAGGTGCTGTGTATTCTTCTATCTTGGCTTTCATATCCAAGTAGTCATCGTAAAACTTATAGCCAGTCCAACCACCACCAATGATTGCACCTATCAAGGATAAGATTAGAAAAAACTTACCACCAGTAAACTTTATGCCTTGATACTCAATACTGGTCATTAATCATATTCTCCATCATGTTATTTTGTGCTGACTGAAATAATCCTCCGTAAAGATCATCAATCTGCATCATGTTATAATTAGAAATATCCATGTCTGTTAAAGTGGTTTGTTGATATTCGTTAAATCCTTTTGTATCTGCTAGTTGTGCCATGACAGCTAATTTAACTGTATCAAGAGCAACTTGATCGCCACTGTCTGCAACTTTAGCTAAAATCTTTTTTGCAATTTGTTCTTTAGTTTCTTTCTGTTGAACAACCTTAACTTCTCTTTCTTCTTGTTCAGGTTCAGGTTCTTGCGTTTCTTCTACTTCTTCTGTTTCTTCTACTTCAGGTTCGTTTTCTACTTCAGGCTCGACCTCGATATCCATTTCAGCTACTTCTTCCATAGCCTCAGCAATTTCAATCTCAACTTCAGGTTCTACCTCTATCTCAAAGTCAGGTAATTCTAATTCTGCCATTTCAATCTCAGGCAGTTCAATAGATATTTCTTCAATATTTATCTCTATAGGATCTAAGTTATCGCCAAAGTCTATTTCAATAATCTCAAAGTCTGTAGAGTCATTAATAATATCGTCAATAACATCATTAACTATATCGTTTATAATATCTTCTACTTGCTCGACCACAGTATAAGTAGCAGTTAAAACAGGATCACTAAAGATTGCTCCGTAATAACCTGTTGTATATCCAGCGTCTGTACCCCATAAAGACATCTGTGTAGTAATGTCAGTATAGTTATTAGGCTGAATGATATCTGTGTAGAGATAATCTTGTGTGCCACTAAAATCTAATTCTACTTCTTTTTCTAGTGTTTGAAAGACAGTGTTATCTTGGTCTCTAAGAGTAACTGTAATTTTAAAAATATCTTTACAATCACCATTAGTCGATGAACAAGTAGGTACAGTAATATTGCTTTGATGTGACTCGACAGTTACGCCATAGTTTATATCAAACCCTTGTTGTATTTCTTCAATGGTTAAACCACCATCAGTAATGAGACTATAAACATCACTGGTTATTGTGCCTCCACCATCAGCAACACCACGAGTATTAGCCGATCCTGTGCAGACTTCACCATCTTCTAATGTTCCTGAATAAGAACATTGTGTGGTACTAACTTTCCCACTTTGTGTCCATTCGTCTGCTGGGGTTACTAAGTTAGAAGTTTCTTCAGAATAAGAATATGCCTGTGGTAATAGCCAAAACAACGCTACCAAGAATATAGTTTTTAGCATTTGACTCCTTTACATAATCAGGTCGATCTGTAGGGTGACTATCCCAACCAGCTTGTGCTACTTCACCTATTGTTCCAAAGAACGGACAGGGAGTACCAGCCATTTCCATAGCAGAAAAGACACGAGGATCTTGACAAAGAACTGAAACACCAGCAACTTTCATTCCCATACCATATAAAGCACGAGATAATTTTAATCGCTCACAGGTGATATCTGTAATAGTAGAGCCTTTTGCAAAACCAAATATTTGAGTCTGTAAAGCAACTGAGCCACCTGAAGTACAAACATCTTGATTAGATATCATGACATTCGGTGCGTTAGCTGTACTAGGTGCTTTATCTACAGTGGTTGTTCCTGTTACTGTAGAACTAACAGTTGTATTAGTATTCGCTTTTACATCTGTAATAGTCGCAACTGTTCCAAATAATAAAAGTATTGCTACTAAAAGTTTCATTTACAAATACAATCGTAACCTTCACAACATTCACACATTATGGTTTAGGTATCTCCTAGTCTTATGAATGTCACATGCGTTCTATTAACTGTACTATTACCAAATAAATTTGCACTTACTTCAGAATAACCATACAGTTTAACTTTATGTGTTGATGTATTAGTGACATCAAACATGAAACTGCAAACTACCATTGCTCTGGCATCAACTCTATTAGCATTGTTGTAGTTATCTGTAGCAACATCATAACTTGAATTATCTGTTGTAGTATATATTGCACCACCTGATTTATTTCCTTCTCCTGAAGAATCTATAATTTGTGGACTCCATTGAATTAAATAAATTCCTGTTGAGGGAAAAGTCCAAATTCCACTAGATTGTGACATTGAACTTCCAAGATTGCTAAATCCGTCAGTATCAACTTGTTCCCAATTTGAATTAGCTAATACTGATGTATCTGCTGATAAACTTATATTTGAACTTAAACGCCATTGGTCTGCCATTGTAATACCTGTGCTAATAGCAGTAGGCAAAGCAGTAACAGCAGAGATTGATTGATTGTTTAATTTAATTAAGCTCATGCTAGTATCTCCCATTCTTGGTCTGTTTCATTCCATGTATATTCTTGTCCGTCATCAGGATAAGCAACTGGTGCTTCCCAAAGACAAGTATCTTCATTCAAAGTCCAACTGTTAAAAGGTTTGGGTGGGATAAAAGCATCTCTTGTTTGGTCGTAAGTATAACCAATACCAGCAAAGTTTTTTCTTATATTGCCATTGTAAGATGTTTGTTTCCAAGTATCTCTAGTGCCATATAAGTTATTTAAAAAATCTACTCCAGTTTGTTCGTCTGTAGCAACATCATTTGATACGACTTCAACTTTTTCAACTATGTTTCCAACTCCTAATTTTGCAAAATGTGCCATTACGCTGTGTAACTCCCTGAACCTGTGTATGTTAATATTGTATCTGAACCGCTTGTTGTAACTGAGGGTGAACCAGTTGTTGTGCCTGAATATTTAGCAGTTGGCATACGAAGGATAACAATACCAGAACCACCAGCACCACTATTTTGACTAGATGAAGAAGCACCACCGCCACCACCTGTGTTAGCTGTTCCAGCAGTTCCAGTGCCATCAACATTTCCAGCACCGCCACCGCCTGAGCCTCCAGAACCAGCAGTACCAGCATTACCTTGACCGCCACCTCCTCCGCCACCAGCTCGTGTTACTGATGAACCAGTGATTGTTGAGGCAACACCATTACCACCATTACCAGCAACGGTTGTAGTAGCATCTCCACCAACAGCAGAAGCACCACCGCCTCCACCACCTTTTCTATTTGGATAAGCTCCGCCTTGTCCGCTACCACCAGCAAAACCTTGATTAGCAGTACCAGCACCACCAGATTGAGTTCCAGCATTAGAGTGAACTCCACCACCACCACCAGAACCACCTGATAAACCGACCAGTATTCCAGCAGTACCATTACCAGCTTGTCCACCACCTAAAGAAGTGATTGAACCAAAAACAGAGTTTGTTCCAGCACCACCTCTAGTAGAATTTGAATTTGTTGATGCTCCACCAGAACCTACTGTTACAGTGTATTGAGTTCCAGCTACAACTTGTAATGCAGACTCCGAAGAACCTCCACCACCTGATGCCTCAGAGTTGTATGATGCTCGATAACCACCAGCTCCACCGCCTCCACCAGAATCCACACCGCCACCAGCTCCACCAGCGACAACTAAAAAATCTACATCATAAGCATCTATAGGATTATCTTCAGATACTTCGTCTGATGTTGGTATCCAACCTTTAGTTGTTCCTGAATAAACTACTCTTAATCCTTGACCACTTGTGTCGTATTCAACAAGAAATGTATCTGGATCACCTTGATAATTTTTACCATTACTATCTATACTAATTTTATTTGTTCCCCAGCTTCTTGCGTAATCAACTAATTCAATCGTATCTCCTACACTTGGACTTGAAGGAAAGGTTATAGTTACTGTGTTTGATGATGTATCAACCCAATAGCCTTCATTAGAAGATGCTGAAAAATCAGAGGTTTTAATTGATGATTGCCAAGCAATTCTTGTTTCTATTGATGCAAAAGTATTATCACCTCTTAGAAAAGTTGTAGCATCTTTTGTGCCTGTTGCTGAAAGCTGATTTAATCCTACTGAACCAGTACCTACTGTCGTTAAGGTGATTGCTCTTTCTGCAAGAATAAAATCTATAGAGTCTGAAGAAGTTAAAGCTGATGCAAATACAATCGTGCTACCTGATACTGTGTAACTTGACTGAGGTTTCTGAATAACACCATTTAAACTGACTGTTAAACTCTCTGCACTACTAGGTACATACGCAACACCATTTAATAATAGGTTGTATGTAGCTGTCGCTGAAGTTGTAATACTATCTAAGACTGCTCTGTCTGATAAGTTTGATATATCTCTACCTATGTATGCCATTAATACTGTAAACTAACCCCTCTAATTCTTGCTTCTTTACTACCAGTACTTTGATTAGCGAAGCTGATTTTATATTTTAATGATGTACCAGCAGTAACACTTACATCATTTGCTTTTGCCATTTTAATCCCTGAAGAAAAATCTGGTAAAGCTGTCAAAGTTGTTGTGGTATAATTAGAACCACCATCTGCTGATAGCTGTAAAATTATGTCTGTGTTTAATGCGTTTGTTCCAGAGTTATCTTGATAGGTAAAAAGACCACCCATAGAAGAAACTGAACTAGGTGCTGTTATTGTATTTCCTTCAAATGAAGCTGTAGCGTTTATACCTGAACCTTCATATAGTTTTACTTCTCTGTGATATTGACCACCTTGTGCTGAATTTTGTTTGTTAAATTGATAATACCTATACGCAGTTGTGTTTATATAAATACCTGTATCTGCATAAGCGTTTCCGTTGTCTTGCGTATGTATAACACTCCCAAGATTTGTATAACTAGAATCATTATTAGAGCCTTGAAATTGCCAAGAAGCATAAGCTGTAGCATCAGTATAAATTTTTGCTCGTACTATTTTTTTTGCAACACCAGAACCCAAATCAAATTTTAATAATGTACCAACACCAGCACTATCAGTGTGAAAACCTTCTGTAGTAATATCATCATCAATCAAATTAGCTGGGGTAAAACTACTTAGACTTCCCGATTGTGTAATACTTGCACTAGATAAATCTAATTCAGCAACCACTTCAGCAGATATATATTCATCATCATTTCTACTTGCATTAACAAAATTTGTAACACTAGAAGTATCTTGAAATACATCAACAAAGCTAGAGTTTGAATTATAAGCTACTCTATTTTCCGCAGTAGCTTCTCTTAATGCTAATGTAGATATGTCATTTATTATTTTATTGGAATTAAAAGGTGTTTCAAATCCACTGTTTGGTATTTTAGTTATAGCCATTAGATTCCAAATGCCTCCTTAATTTCATCTACTGTTAATCCTAAGTCTTGGAGTTTTTGTTTAGCAGATGCTTTTTTGTTTTCTCTATCAATGATTGCTTGGTCATAGTCAGCTTGTAACTGTGCTAGTCCGTCAATACATTCTTGTTCTGTGGGTTTAGTTTTAGTGTCATCATGGATAATTAAATTTGCATAAATTTTGTTTGCATCATCGTTATTTAAATTTTCAAAACCGAACCACTGTCCACTATGTAGTCTTGCTAAATAATCCTCTATATGGTCTGGTCTATTATTACTGTCCATTTTATGTATCTCCTAATCTGATAAACATCATACTTGTTTGATTGTTAGCTGAACCACCTCTAACTAAATTACTATTGTTAGCTATATCAAATCTTACTTTAACTTGTGAGGTGTCAGTAACATCTATCAATGCTTTACATTGACCAGTGGTATTACCATTACTTGTTGCTAATTCTTCAAAACCTTTAGTTCTAGCGTTCCAATTACTTCCACCATCTGTCGATACTTGTATTTCAAAATCGTGTCTTGAATCATTAGTCACAGTATTGTGAAATAGTGCATCAAATTCAACGAGATATATTCCAGTTGAGGGAAAAGTAAAAACACCTGAACTAACTGTCATAGCACTACCAATAGTGCCTTGACCAGAACTATTAGCTTGAACCAAATTAGATGATATAGGTTGAGCATTTCCTGTGAAATCGGTACTTATTCTCCAGTTGTCTGCCACAGTGATACCAGCAGATATTGTTCCACTAGCACCTAAAGCAATAGATGTTCCATTTACAGTTACAGATGAGTTAGCAAGTTTAGCGTTAGGAATAGAACCAGCTAATTTACTTTCATTAATAGAACCAGCTAACATATCATTTGTTACAGAAGATAATGCTGGTGCTACAGTTTCAACTGCTCTACCTAAGAACACTGCATACATTGTATCTGAACTCGTAATTGCAGAGGATAGGGTTAGTGTTGTGCCTGATACTGTATAAGCATCATTAGGATTCTGCCTTACATTGTTAATGAACAAAGCCAAATCTTGGGGATTTGTTACTGCATAACTTAGCGTATAGGTATCAGTAGCAGATGTACTAAAACTCTGTTTCTGTAGAGTTTGATATTTATCTGCTGGTATATTTCCAATATAAGCCATTCTATCTCCTATGTGCTAATGCTATCTACATAACTAACAAGAACATCAACTGCACTAGCTGTATCTGCGTATGCTTTCACCACATCGCCTGTTTGAATTACAATCTTAGAACCTGAGTCGATTAACTCTAGTGAGCCACCGACAGGAACTGGTGCATCTTTAATTACATTGTAGGTTGTTCCACCTGATGCAATTACAACTGATACACTAACTGATGCTGTGTGTTTGTTTACTAATCTAATTGAGATCAATGCGTCATCAGAGTTTGAAGTGACCAATGTTGTTGGCGATCCTGATGAGTTTGAAATCGAACTAGCGTATGATCTTTCAAAATCTTGAGCCATTGTTTCTCCTTATAAAGCTATTGCCATCGCTACTGCGAAACCAGCACCAGCTTTGTTGTTAATTTGTGTTTGTATTGATGAGGTTACTCCATCGAGAAACCCATATTCTGTATCAGAAACATTAGAGTTGCCACCAATCTTCGTAGCACTAATTCTGTTTACATCTAGTGTGATATTACCAGCAGATGTCACTGGTGATCCTGATATAGAAAACTCTGAACCTGACTGTGTTAAGCCAATGCTTGTAACTGTACCTGTGTTAGATGGGGTGACTTGAGTATAGGTAATGTTTGTAGAACCTAGTGAGCCATCACTATCTGTAGTACATAAAAATATTTTATTATCGTTTGTTGATCCTTGATTGACAACAACCATACCACCACTTAACTCTGCGATTGTATCGTGTTCAGGATCTCTCGAAGCAGAACCACTTGATACTGCTATATATAAACCATTCTCTGTAGCTGTAGATTGATCTTTAACTAAGACTCGATCACCAGCAACTAATGTAACACCATCGATTGTGTCACCAGCTTCTAATCCATTAGATAGATTAACATTCGCTGTGGTTGCACATTCAGCTATTGTTCTTGTTCTTAGACCAGCAACTGCATCATCAACATAAGACTTAATCGCTACATCTGAGTTATTAGAAGGTGTCGATAATCCTGTAATACTACCACCACTAATACTTACAGTAGCAGAGTTTTGAACTGCCATTGT